CATATTTCTTTATTTAAAATGGCATAGTCATTTCGCCATCCTTGTTTTCAATTGGTTTTAATTCTTCAAATGCTCCTTGCTTCATTCGTTCACTAAACGAAAGTAATTCTTTTCCGTTTACTATATCAGGTTTAACCGTTGGAAAACTATTTGATTTTACCCTTTTTGGTCGGTGTTTTTGTAGCGGGTCAACGTTGCCAATTACAAAACCTAAACCCGAATTAAAATTACACATTACGGGTTCGTTTAACCCAGTGTGTTTACCGCCCGTTTCAACGTCCTTTATTTTTTCTACGTTTATCCAAGTTGAATATTTCATTATAGGGTCTTTTACTAAGCGATGAATTACAAAGAAATCATCGCAACGGTTACTAAATGCTTTGCCGCCTTCAATATGGTCTTTTAACGGTGCTTTTAAGTTACCCTTCCATTCGCCTTCCGTGTAAATATTTGAACCTCTACCGCTTTCAGTATTCGGGTGCGTGTTTATGTACAAAGTCATTCCCGTAAAATTAACCATTTGTCGTGCTTTATTCATAAATTCGTAGTTGCCTTCGTATGTCATTTGCCTATCTAAACCCGTAAACGGATCAATTAAACCTACTTTACATTCGCTTTTTTCAAATATCTTCAACAATTCTTCAGGCTTGTACAGTTTTGAGTTGTCTACGAATTGAAAGTACTGTTCTAAGTAGGTTGAATAACTCATTATCTCATCTTCAGTAAGTGTTTTAAATTGTTGTCCTGAATACATTTGAATTAGGTCACGTAATATTTGTCCTTTTTGATTTTCACCACTCCAGATACAAAATGTTAATTCGTGTTTTAGTGCTAAATTTAAGAAGTACCAATTTATCCAATACGTTTTACCTACGTTGTCGTGTCCTAAAATTATATTCAGTTGCTTAGGCTTAAATCTTAAATAATCGTCCAACGGGCAACCTATCTCTAAACCTTGTTTTATTTTACCATTACGGTAGTTCAATAAATAATCAATTGAATCTCCAGCTTTCTTTAACATAATCCTTGTGCTTTAGCGATATAATATTCGGGTGGGTTCGGGTCGTTGTCTTGGTCGTATTGTTTAGGGTTTCTATTATACCAAGTTCGCAAGCGTTGTTCTATACCGAATGTTTTTTCTTTTTCAAATCTAAGCTTTTTATCTTTATCTCCGTGTTCAGTCCAATAATCGTAAAATTCACGTAGCATTTTTTTAGGGTACTGATTAACATACAAAGCAAGCGAATCGTAAAACTTGCTTTTACGTTCTTTTATATTTTCTATTATTACTTTCTCTTTCTCTTTTAATTGTACCGTAGGGCCTTCAATACCCCCTTGTGCACCCCCTTCTGTAGGGTCTTGTAAAGGTTCTTTTGTTTTGTTTTCGTAACCTTCTATTTGCCTATCAATAGAGTGCTTTTGAGACAAGTACGCAAACTTAACCATACCATCTAAATCAGTTTCTACTCCAGTAAATTGTCGCTTCATTAACGCATCGTAAAACGCTAAACGGTCTTTATCGTTCAACTCATTTGCTACGTCCCAGTAGCTCCTATAAAAATTAAATGTTTTTCTCATGTGTATAAATTAAAAAAACCTCTTAAATCCTTTGGGGCTTCACGTCCAAATTCATTAAAAGGTTTTAATAACTTCTTTAGGTTCTATATTGTGAAGCCGAACCGTGTACAAATATACAAATTATTTTTTAATCAAACTCATTATTAATTGTTTTTATTATTAATTTTCTTTTCCAGTATTTTTCTATTCTTAAATTCCTAACCATTAAAGGCGTGTTTCTAAACCGTGTTAAGTTGCGGCGTTTCTTCATTCGTTTTTTCATTTTTCGTTTATTTCATTATAAATTGATCCTATTAATATTGCTATAAAACCAACCGCAGCCAGTAATAAAGCCATCTTTGCTTCTTCTGCCATTCTATTCTGATTTAAAGGTTTCTTTGTAGTATTGTTCAAATTCATTTTCATTTTCTTTTGTAGAATCTTCATCCCAATCTACGTTAAGTTCCCAATTCCAAGTATCGCGATAAGCAAACCCTTTTTTATACGAATCTTTCATCTGCTCCTTCTCCATTTCTTTGGCTTTGTTCAATGTTTCAATAGCTTCACCACCACCACTTAAACCTAAGTTATCAAATAACCATTCTACTGCTGTTTTCATATTTTACTTTTAATTACTAACTTCAATTCTCCGTTAATATCGGATTCTACTTCTTCGTGAATTTTATCTACGTACTTTTGGCTAAATTCTATTTCGTGCCATTTATCTGCCGTTAGAATGCTTTTCTTTTGATTGTGATACGTTTCTACTCCCGAGCTAATTAACGTGCTTAAATCGCTTAAAATAGATATTAAATCGCCTTTTTCAGTCCATTCAAATGAAACAGTAACTTGTTTTGTTCGTTTTTTCTTAATTTGCCAGTTCATTTTGTGTAATTTATTATAGCGTCTAAATAATCATTGTATAGCTTTTCGTTGAACGAACCACCCTTATCTTCAGGACAAATTTTATTCATCCACTTGCGCTTTAAATATGTTATGTTCGGACGGTGCGGGAAATAGGTATTAACCACGTTTTTAATTTTTGATTGCATCTCTTTTAGTTTTAGAAATTAATACTAAAGATAAACATAATACGCCAGCACCTAATAATAAATAGCTTTCGTAGTTAGCACCCAACAAAATAATTATCGAGTTAATTAAAATTTCTGTTCTTTTTTTCATAATGCTTGTTTAAATGTGCGTTACCAAGTCGCACCCCTTGTTTTTTATTATTTTATTTTAGTATCTAATTTAAAGTGAAAAAAACTATCTATTATTTCGCTTTCATTTATAGCACAAGAAACTAATAAAGAAGGTGTTCCGTTTTTATATATTTCTTGTTGAATTTTTTTAACTACAAATTTAAATCCTTGTTTTTTAAATGTGTCTCCTATTTTTAAATCTTTAGCTGTTTTCATAATGTTTGTTTTTAATTATAAACCAAAATTAATATAAAAATTTAATATAACAAACTTTTTAACGAAATATTTTAAAAAAAGTTTCAAAAATAAAAAACCCCTACCGAAATAGGGGTCAATCATAAATTAAACAAAGCATGTATGAAATGCGTACAAATATAAGGAATTATTTTCCTACTTTGAAACGTCTTAAAACAAATTTTACTATTCTTTTAGCAATTGCCTTCCAAAGAACCCCTTTAGCATCGACTTTCACCTCAACGCCATCGGGGGTCTTTTCCACGTGAATATCTATATTTTTAGAATCTAAATTGAATTCTTTGTTTATCTCGTCACGCACTACTTTAATATCTACGTTAGGAGTATCAATATCTACTTTTAAACTTGTTCCGTCTTTTTCTAAATTCACGTCTATATTATCCGTGTCTATTTTTATTTTCTTTGCCATAACTATTTTATTTTGTCCAACGTGCAGCAGTGCCGCGAGTGTCGTAATGTATCCAGGTAGAATAAGTTCCTAAACCGCCTTGTTTCATTTTGCCTGAAGCTATCAATTTCTCGATAATAGCAGCTACTTGTTTTGGCGTGTATCCTTCTATTTTTAAATCAGCAGCTTGTCCCGTAATATGACGCGATTGAGTAGCACCTTTAATCTTAGCATTAAATTCAGCGTTTCTGTAACCGCTTGTTATCTTAATAGGTTTCTTTACTTCATCACGTAATACTTGTAAGTTCTTTGCAAGTTCTTGAATGTTACGTAAAATAGTTTCAGTAAGCGGGAAATTGTGCTTATTAAACTCGTTTAAATTAAAGTTGTTTGTTAGCTTCATAAATTATTTTTTCGCTAATATACGCTTTTTTGTTTCAAGTACACCTATTATCTCATTTGTCGTAGCTGGTTTCTCTTGTTTGTTTTCTTTAATAGGACTTCTATTAATTTCTGTTTGTCTATCTAAACAGTTATAAAGACGCTCTTTAACGTCTTGTACTTCAAAATGCGTGTAAGTTAGCCATAAGGTTAGAACTCCTAACGCTCCGTGTTTTTTTATCACTTCAATAAATTGGTTAATAGGTATCATAGTTTTTAATTTTCAAAAGGTGGTGGTGTTGGTTTTGGTTCATAAGGGATTAAGTCAAGGTCTTTTACCCAAAGAAAATCAGGGTTAACGCATTGCTCCATTTCCTCTACTGATATAATCCAATTATCATTTAAGTCTTGAATAGGATTAAAGTAGCTATCAGGTGCATACCATTGACCTACTAATTCGTCTTTCTGTACCTCTGTCAATAGTCCGACATAGGTAGCCTTTTGTTCTGTTGTTAAATCTGTTAGTTTCATATTATCTACCAAGTGTTGTATTAAAAGTATTTATTCTATTATTTAAATTTGTAGATTCAGCATCACTAAGCCCATCTCCTATTGAAGCAAAGGCATAGTTTCTTTGCGAGTAATAAGTTGGAGTAGTTCCTACTGCATATGCTCCTAAAAACATATTAACATCAAGCCTTGCTCCATTTGCCCCCGTATATGTGCTTCCTAATTGAGAATTATTTTTGAATAATTTTAAACTTGTACTTGAATTTCTTGTTGAAATATATATACCTGTACTATTAGCATTAGCTGTTACAATTCCATTTAAATGAACTCTATTATAACAATTCCCATCAGATGACCTCAACCATAAATCAGTTCTTGCTGAAGCGTTAATCCCTCCCAAATCAGCTCCATCTAATATGCTATTTGTCCTCGAATAAATAGACATATGAAAAGAATCATTTGTGATAAATGCTGTATTTGGATTTAATCCCGTATTTGCATACCCATTGACTCCGCCCGTATATCCATTAGAGTTATGTGTTGCACCACCACTAAATGACAATTGATATTGTGCTGTGTTTTTAAGGTTGTAAGAATTACTTGTTGCACTTCCACCAACAAATGGATAAACCGCTTTTGTCTTAGTCCATAATCCATCAGCTTTTAATCCTATAACTAAGTCATTAATAGCACTTTGTTGAGTAGGGTTTGTTATTGAAGCCGCTGTAATGAATGCTTGGGCGTCGGGGTCTGTTGTAGGTGCTCCCGAAATATCCGTTGCACCCGCCCAACTTGTAGCGTGTGAAGAACCCCAACCTATTGCGTTATTTGCACCTTGTCCCCAGCCTATATTATTATTTGCTGCTCCGTCACCCCAGCCGTTTGAATTTGCCATTTTTAAGTTGTTATATCACCGTATAAATACCACTCATTAGTATCTCTTTTGTATAAAGTAGCAACCGAATATTGCGCAGCGGTTTTAAATTTACCGCCACTACTTCGTAAAGTTACTCCCGTATCTCCTATTATATTAACTTGACCAGCTCCATATTGTGCCAAAGTTATTATCGTACCGCTCGGAAAAGCTACATTTGCGTTTGTAGGTACTATTAAATTATTACCGCTCGAAAAATTTAATTCGACAACCTTATTCGCATCGCTTAAAACTAACGTATATTGATTGTTTTGCGTGTTCTTTGCTCTATTGCGTACTTCAGCACCAGTTACGTACTTACTTGCGAACGTACCGCCTCCCGTGTCTTGTGCAATTGCTAAACGGTCTGAAGCCTCTAAATTACTTCCTTTCGCTGTTAATTGACTTATCTTTACGTTTGCCATTTTGCTTACTTAAATACGTTAATAATTTCTTTATGTTTTCGTCTTTTGGTTTGTAGTTCTTCATAAATACCAGCCAGTATAGTTATTATTTGTATCTGGGTACATATCCCCATTTGAATTGCTATTGTATTCAGGAAATAAATTCATGTTAAAACTCATATGTTCAATAAATCTTTCCGTGTAATGCTGCGCTATTGAACGTTCTTTTTCAATTAAAAAATCAATCTCTACTTTTTCAACGTTTGTAGCGTTTTCCGAATTGTGTTTATACACCCCTTTATTCGCTATTGTGTAAGCTGCAAATGGTAAATATTCAACCATTGCCCAGTGAATCAGCATAGGTTTAATATAGTTAACCACAAGTGCCAAATAATCACCCGTTAAATCTTCGTTTACTATATCGGCTTTTAGTTTTTCAAGTAAATCAGTACCCAAGTAGTTTTGAATATGAATGTCTTGCGCTATTTTGACGTACTGAATAAAATTGTCCGTGTCTACGTTGCCATTCATCGCAGTAAACTTAACAACGTCGTTTCTTGTTATTAAAAGTGCTTCAGCCATTATCGTGTTATTTCTCGTTTAGGTTGCGGGTTGCTTGGTAAAAAACCGTAATTAGGCATATCAACGGGGCGCTTACTTACTAACTCCGAATTCTTTACAACGTATCCAAGTTTTTCGGCTTTCTTTACCGCCACTTGTTTTAACTCTTTGCTATTAACATCTATTGCTTTGCCGCTAAATGTAGCGTAAACTCGTTTATTCCAACGGTGATGACAATTACCACCGCCTTTATAGAACCAAATAGAATAGGTATTTGCACCACGTGGTCCCCAACCTTCATTTACTACTTGTGAACCCATTTTAATAATATCCTCTTTACGGTATATTTTATTTGCCGCGATCATTCTACGGCAAAATTCTCTACTATCAGCGCTTGTTTCACCAGCGTAAACGTATCTCGTAATGAATTTAACACCGTCTATTACTTCGTCTTGCTTGCTTGTTATATTAGGTCTATTGTCGCCCGTCTTAACCAAGTTTACTAATTTGCTTAATAAGGACTGTTTCGGCTCTTTTGAAAGCGTTTCGTTTTCTTTGTCGTCCGAATCATAATCTACCTCGTATTCGTCTATTAGAATCGAGTTTTCGGGTTCGTCTTCGCCTAAGTTAATTAACGCTTCAGCTATTTTAAAATCTTTGCTTAATAGTTCGGGCGCTAAATCGTTTCCCCCTTGTTCAGGTGGTAAGCCTACAATACTTCGTATTTCATTAGCCGTTAACGTTTCAATTACTTTATTAGCAACTAAAGGACTTAAATTATTTATTGAATCCAATAAACGTTTTTTATCGTTGTTTGTCGTTAAATCTCCAGCAGCATCAAGCGGGTTTAACGTTTCAAAATACATTTTTAAAGTAATTCCGTTATAATGTAGAATCGTTTCAAACGCATTTATTATTTGGTCTTGAACTGGCTTAACTACCATGTTTTCAAATAACACTTGCGCGTTACGTAATTCATCAGCATTCGAACTAAAACCATTAGCCGAACCTAAACCAAATAACAACGGACTTGTAACGTTATGCGCTAACATAATCTTTTTAACGCACTCCTCACTTAGTGAATTATACAAATCAGGAGCATCGTTAACGGGCATTGTGTCAACCGTAGTTCTACTTTCTTGGTTATTATTAAAACCTATTATAACCTTTTCTCCAGTAGTACCCGTTAATTGGCTTTTTACCTTTGAAGTAATTATATTTTGTTGTTCTTCAGTTGGCACCCCGTTATTAAAATTAATAACAACCCGTCCCGAAAAACCGTTTTGAACTTCGTTAATCAAATAATCGGCAATTTCTTCTTCTAACTTTGCATACGGTAAACCACCCTGGTAATCAGGTAAAGAATAGTATTTCATTCCTACCGAATACGGCTTCGAATAAAGTATTTCTACTTGTTCGTTTGAATATCCGAAAGCGGGAATTCTTTTAGGTTCGTAATTTCGTACATCTTGCCAATTATCTGAATAATAATAACCTTCTATTTCTCCGTCTTTATTGCACTTTTCAGCACGTAATAAATTCACGGGTATATGATACGCTTTTAAAATCTTTTTATGCGCCTTGTCGTAGTGTATTTGCATTGCAAACTGTCCGAACATTTTTCTATCCAGTACAATTTTACGAATACAATCAGCATTAAATAAAGCCATCATTTGAGCGTACTCATTAGGCTTTTTATTAGCGTCTAACGCACTCAACCCACGACCATAAATTAAACGACTTACATTGTTTATTACGCTTGAATTAGTAGTCGAATTAACGTACCTATCTATAATAAATTGAAAGTAGTCGTTATCTTCTCCGAATTCAACCCAAGCATCCTTTTTTGACTCTTGAATTACGGGAGTTGTATAAGAACTTAATTCTAAAACGTGTATATTATTCATAAAC